GGGGGAATCTGAATTTTAATGTTATCCATTTGATGCATAACACTAATTTTTGGAAAGATGAATTCTTCATTCAGTTTTTACTACTAAAAAGTTAGGCTGGGCAATATGTGTGAAGATCAAACCCAATCTGACAATCATCCGTTTAAAAATTAATCCTGTCATATTATGGTTGATCTTCTACAAATTAGTCCAATAATTGTCGCTCTACTTCAGCACTGCTTCCTTGTAATTTAGTATTTCACAATTAATAGGGAAATTACTTTTAAAGTCCTTTAAAGGTTTTATCCAATCTCAATTGGATAACCACCTTTTCCTGTGAATTCAAAAGTTTTTTGATGATGTGGCCATAATACCCCTTCGGAAGATGGTATCAAAGAATCTGCCTCTAAGTAGGTATCACGATATTCTCTACTTCCCTCACTAATGAAATCATCGCTATATGTCAATGTCGCTACTCGCCAACCTCGTTTTAATAATTGATCTTGCGGGTTTGATTGAGCGTAAGAAGTAAGTAATTCTACAGCACGCTTATCATCAATACCAACATCACTTGGGCTAGGTTTAATAGTTATGCCATAAGTTGGATATAGCGTGTAACTTAACTTAATGCCCTGTTCAAGCTTGTCATAAATGACATCAAGTCGTTCATCTTCGATGTATTCTCCATCTTCACACTCATAAATTCTATAATGGTTGATATTCTCATCAATTTCTTGAGCGTAATAATTTACCACTTTGACTCGTTCCATTTCTGTTAAATTAGGTGCGTAGATTTCATTTTTTGTAGATGGCAATAACTTAAGTTGTTTCATAAATTCTGAGGCAGTGGCGGCATTAATTACGGCAAAACGCTCTTTATTTTGGACATCATAATCAATAGGTTCAATAAAAAAGCGGTATTTTGTGAAAAATGCACCATTTTCTAGATAGAAACGTATCTCATTTTCTCCAATATTAAACTGCTGATTATCCGCAGCTAAAGTGATTTCTGTAACACTAGATGAAACTAAAATTTTAGGATTTTGATTAATTTGATAGGCTGTATCAACGCTTAGCCCAGTAAGTTTGATTCGGTAATTGGCGCTGTATCTTATCGTTTCTACAGGATTATCATTCTCTAACATCGTCAGTTGCGGATTATAACCCGGTGTAATGAAGTATTTCGGAAATGGTGTTCCGCTCTGCTTGATTACATACATTAGAAAATGGCGTTTAATCAACTTATCCAATTCACTTGTATCTAAACGATAATTTTTTTCTCTAGCTTGTTGATAAAAGACATTAAGGTTTTCCGGTGTTAACACAGAGAAAAAATCTAAAGCATCTTCACCTTTTTCTCCTTTCTCACCTCTAATGAAGTTCAAAAAATCTTCTATTGTGCCACTATGTCCAGCTTCCAGCCAAATTTCATAGGCTGACTTCCCGTTCATACCTCTTTCACCTGTCTCTCCTCTTTCACCCTGTTCTCCTTTCTCTCCACGAAAAATTTCACCAGGTAAAATACTGACTTGTAATTCAATCTCGTTTTTACTGATTTCTAAATTCAATTTACTCATTTAAATCTCCTGAATCGTTAAAATAGTTTCTTTAAAAAGTTATTCCGTAATATCAGGTTCAATGGTTATTTTGCCTGCAAATAAGGTTCGCACACACCCTGCTTTTCGCATCTGACAGTCATAACGCCAACGTACCGCTTTAACATTTTTTGTTAAGTTATGGCTGAATATCAGTTGCATTGTGAAATCATCAAGCACCAAAATTGAACCTGATTCATTGGATAATGTCAGCGTTTCATTTCCGACGTTACTTTTCAGCGTCATTTTTAATTCAGCCTCTTGCAAACTAAAATTAGGTAAGGCTTCAATTCGTACAGTGAAAATCGTGTCATCACCTCGATAAATTTTAAGATCTTTAATATCCATAAGTTCTCCTAATAAAAAACCCAGCCTAATGACTGGGTTTTGCTTTAATTTGATTTTCCACAATCTATGCCACAATCTGTTCGGTGGCTTTTAAATGCTGATAAATGCGAACAAGCATAATTTCGTTCGGTGTTTTGCCAATGTCTTCCTCCGTAAGTGGTTTTTCCGTCAGCATTTTTGCCGCCTCCGGATCGATATATTTATATTCGCTAATCATCGGCACAAAGTCGATGAGTTCGCCTTCACTATCTTCGCCAAAACCAAGCACATATTTGGCATTAATAGCACCATCATCTGAGGTGGCATAGTTGGCGATAGCTGAATAAACGGGTTTTAAGATTTTATTAAATGTTGTCATTGTGTTTTCCTTTTTTAGTTAATAAAAATCGCCGTGATGATGTTGTGCCTGATTGCGCAACATTGTGACGATGATAAGATTAGGGTGATAAGGTGTTCAAACCTGCTGCACAAATAACGTAATCGAGCCACCGATGTTTCCACCATTTCTGAAAGAAACGACCGTGTGCTGATTGACAGGAATGATAAAGGATTCAGAGATTACTGTAGTGGATACCTCCGCGTTCGGCGTGTAGGCTGTTCCTTTCACCAACTCTTTACCATTTACCAATATGGTGAGGCTTTTTGAACTCGATCGTGGAGGATGATACGTCTCTTTATCGCCGCCTCTTGCGGTGTAGTAACCATTTTTACCCGCCGCCACTAGAACAATAGGCGAGATAACCGCGCTACGTGTGCGATTTGCTGCCGGAATAACAATATTAGGATAAGCGTAGCTATAATGTTCAAAAGGTGCTTTACCCTGCTTCGTTTCGATAACTCTACTGCTATAAACCTTCACCACATCCCCGATAATATTCTCAGCTCGTACCGTGACCCCTTCAATCGTTGCGCCACGAATTATGCCACCATTAATGGTGGTACCATTTATCGTGGTGCCGTTGATGGTGCCGCCTTGAATGGTGTTTCCCTCTATGCGTGTGCCGGTTATTGTGCCGGCGGTCACTTTGCCCAAATTCGCACTAATCGCAGATAAGTTTGAAACATTGAGCTTATCAGCAGAAATGGTTTTTGCGGCAATATGGTTTGAGGTGATGGCGTTTGCCGCAATCTTGCTGGCATTGACCGCACCGGCAGTGATTTTCTCCGAAGTGACCGAGTTGGCTGCCAACTTCTCCGCAATCACGGTGCCGGTTTTGATCGAACCGCCGTGAATCACGGTCACACCGGTCGGGCGCCAAGGGCTAGGTGCGCGTGTATATTGCGTACACTCTTCAAGCATCGGGCGGCGTAACACGGTGAACGTGCTGCCCACATTGGCTTTTTTATGCTGATCGAAAATACAGCGTGCCGTGCCGCTGGCAGTCACTTGAAACTTCATCCAAATGCGGGTGGTGTCTTGTAAACCGTTGGTATAACTGGACATTGACGTGTCGCCAACACCGGCACCGCTATAACTCCGGCTAACATTGGCAATCTTCAGTCCGTTTTGAGGTTCAATGTTCACACTCACATAGCCTCGGCGAGCCGCCACAAAGCCGGATAACAGATACCAGTTGCCGGCAACCAATTTAATATCTTGATAAATGCCGCCAAAGCGTTGTTCCGGCAAAGTGGCACTCTTCATTGAGGGTTGCCAACGGTATTGATTTTCACCGGCGAGATACTCTTTGCCTTGCCAGTTGCCTTCGCTGTTGTTGTTAATATGGATGCCGCTGTTGGCATTGACCACATTCGTGTTTTGATATAACGACCAGCCGTCCGCATTGTTGGCAAAAATCGGGTTATAGAGCAGATTGCCGCCTAAGCCAATCGCCAATTTGTCCGCTGTCAATTCACCGGCGGCAATGTGTGTTCCCCGAATCGCACCAGCTTGAATGCTGCCGGTGGTCACGCTGTTGGCTGCCAGTTTATCTGCAGTAATGGCATTCGCTCTTAACTGCTGTGTGCCGACTGCTGCCGCCTGTAAGTGATTGGTGCCAATGCTGTTGCTAGCGATTTGGCTGGCACTGAGGGTGCCACTTAATTGTTGTGTAGGAATGCGTGCGAGTTTCTCCGCCGGAATAACGCCATTGATTTGATCCGGCGTGATGTTGTCAATCTCCATCGTGGCGTAACGCTGCCCATTCCAAGTGTAAAAACGTTTATCCGCTAAATTGTAGATCAGGTTAACCTGTTGAAACTGCGCCACATTGCCGAGCGTTTCCACTACTTTCACCGCTTCCAAACCTCGTGCGGCAAAGCCGGTGTCGATCACCTCATTGACAACGTTTTCGCTTAGCTCCTGTTGCAATTCGTTCAAGGCTTTTTCAATGTCGGCACTGGTTTCGCCGCGCAAGCCTTGCATTTGGTACAGCGGCCCCACATTTTGTCCACGTGTATGACACAGCCAATAATAGTAGACACTGTTCGGTGCAACGGTGTGCGCATACATTCGGTTGTCGCTCACTTTCACTAAGCGTTTTGCCGCCATCCAGTCGTCTTCGGTCGCAAAATAAATTTCTGTTTGCGTGAACTCATCCACATAATCCCACTCAATCAGAATGTTTTCAATGCCGCCACTGACCATAACACCGGTCGGAATCGGTGGCCGGTCAATGGTAAAGGTTTTTGTCTTTTCACTTAATACTCGACCTTTATCATCTTTGGCAATGATAACCACGCTATAATTGCCATTCGGCAGATTATCTAATTTCACTTCTGCCGTTTTTTGCCCAATATAGCTTTGATACAGCTTTTCGCCTTGATAAATCAAAATATCATAACGTGTAATGATCGCATTGCCGGCGGTCACTTCCGCATTGATCACCGCGCCTGTGCCACTAGCAGTGTTAATCACCACATCGGTGAGTTGCGGCGCGGAATATAATGTTTTCGACACTGCTTCAAAATGCGCACCGTTATCAACAATCGCCTCTTTTTGGGGTTCGTGTTGCAAGGCAGTAATGGTGTAGCTGCCGTTTTCATTTTCGCTAATCGACACCGCGCGATACAATCCGCCACGCACTGCCGAGGTTGCCAACGACCACACGCCAAATTCGGTTAAGCCGGTTGGGGTGCTATCTAAGGTGATAATGCTGCCATTAACGGCTTGAATTTTGATAGTCTGCTGTTTCGCTTCGGCATTAATATAGCTGAAATAACTTGCGCCGTTTACGTCAATTTCCCGATCTAACGTCACGTCACGCCCTTTCACTGCCAACACACGTCCGCCGATATTGGTGCCGGCGTAATGATTGTCGGCAACACGGATAATGTCACCCGGCAAGTGCATTAAGCCTTCACGTCCGACAGAAAAGGTGATGGTTTCTTTTTCCAGCTTTTCTGTTTCTAAAATCCAACGCCCTAAGCGGTAGGCTTGCCCACGCGAGGTGCAACCAAAGGCTGTCACCTTTTTCACGTTCGCACCGTAACGTTTCACCGCCTCATCGTCCGACACATACTCAATTTTTTTCTCGTAAAAATCGTTTTTATCGAGATATTCCACGTGGATAATGTTATGCCGTGCTTTTAACGCGGAGTAGCTGCGTTCAAATTCACCGTTGACCACATTGGCATTGGTGTACGTCCACACGGGATCACTTGGTCTATCCTGAATGGCAGTGAGCTGTTGCCCATTCCACACCGGCATTGCCCGAAAGATGGAAGCTAAGTCGTTGATTAAATCATAGGCTTGTCGCTGTTCTGTCAGCCAACAGTTGCAGGTCATTCGTGGCTCTGTGCCGCCAAAGCCGTCCGGCACCAACACATCGCAATATTGTGCAATCGCATACAACGCCCATTTATCCACGTTAAAATCGCCTAAGCGTTGCCCCATTCCGTAGCGTTTGTTGGTTAAGAGATCGTAAAAAATCCACGCCGGGTTATTCGTCCACGCCACCTTAAAACGCCCATCCCATAAACCACTGTAACTGCGGGCAATAGGGTCATAATTGCTTGGCACTTTCACTTTAATGCCACGCACCAAGTAATTACGCTGCGGAATGTTGGAAAAATACTCCGAATCAAACATAATGCCGGCAAGTGCGGTGTTCGGATAGGCAAATTCGGTATCAATAATTTCGGTGTAGCTTGACCAAATTGTCACATTCTGTAACCGCTGTTTTTCGCTGTCGGCAGTTAATCGCTCCACTTTGATTTGAAACGGCACTTCTGGCAGATTGTCGATCACCATTTGACGTAAATATTGGCTGCTGTATTTGCCGTTAAAATTGACCGGATATTGCTGATGGCCAACCGTGACCACTAAATCCACTCTCGCCGCCACGGTGTCGCCGTTATCTTTTTGTTGAAATAAGCTGCGTACACCAAGCGTTAAACGCAACCTTGTGACTTTGGCATCGGTCACCGTGCGAGTCAGTGCGGTGGCTTGCTTCACTTCAGCACCAACCCCAATTTCACGTTCTGAGGTGTTGAAACCTCGCATAATCGCCTGATCTTGCGAACCGATTGTGCCTTGCAACTCCATATTTTTAAAGTTGTAACTGCCGTTGGCATTCTGTATCGGCGTTTTATCTAGATAGATCGATTTGACATTGTCTTTTAAGCCTTGAATTTCTCCTTCAGAAATCACTTCTACAATTTTAATACGTTGCTTTGAGCGTCCACTTTCCGGCGCTTCATACGGCGTATGTCCGCCACCACCACCTTTACCCATATTATTTATCCTTTTCTAAACAAGCCTTTTTTCGGTTCAGTTTTCTTTTTCATCTCTTCATTCACATTGTAGGTTTCAATCCCCTGTGAAATGATGAGTGAGCCGGTTAAAATTTCCCCATAAGCTAACGGCACCGGTCGCCCTTGTGCCGACAAATTGCCCAAATTGCTGAATGAGGTGGATTGCTTTTTCTCCTGCTCCGTGCCGACACTGCCCATTTTCGGTTGAGGGGCTAACATTTGTGAAATACCACCCAACAACATTGCCGCACCTAACATTAATGGCATTTGTGCCGCACCGGCTAATAGCCCGGTTCCGCCAACCGCTGCCCAGCCTAATGGGTTCCAAAATGCCAAACCGATCAAGGCAACACCTAACACTGCACTGAAAATACCGCCACTTTTCGCCCCTTTAATCACCGGCGTGAGATGCACCACGGCGTTATCGTTTAATTTGTAGAGCATATCTTTTTCCAGCGATGCGGTGGTGACCAGATGTTTGCCAATCCGCACTTTGTAATACCCTTGCTGTAAGGCTTGCCGGAAACCGACCAATTGGCAGCACAAGGCGCGGATTGCTTCTGCGGTGTCTTCCACCGCTAAATCGAAGGCAGTGCCAAATCGTTTAAGATTGCCGTAAAGTTTAATTGTTGCCATTGTTGGTATCTCCAAATGCTGTGTGTATGTTTAAGCCAATAACCATCATATAAATCTCGTTTTGATAATCGCTTAGGAGAGTGATGTAATACCCAGTTATCCCCTAAATAGATTGCAGCGTGATTAGGTACGTCAGCCCCTACTTGTATTAAAATAACATCGCCACGTTGTACTACATCCACCTGTTCAAAACCGTGTTTTTCCATATTATCTAGATACAAATTAGCCCCTTCATTCCACCACTCATCAGCACGTTTAAAATCGGGAAAATCCACGCCAGATAACATATAGGCATCACGAAACAGGCTATAGCAATCACTTTCCCCGTGAACAAATTCACGCCCTAACAATGGCTTGATATAACGAAATTTATGCACGTTATCATCACAAACCAACCACCAATCCAAACCGGATTGTAGCTGCATTTGTCGGTCGGCAGTGGATAAAACCGGCGCACCGTTCGGATGAGAGTGAACAATTGCGACAATGCCGTCATAATGGTTGGCGTTTATATAATCTTCTGCGGCAATCTCGAAAAAGTTTTCCGGATCGTCCGCTACATTGCGACAAGGCAAAAAGCGTTGTTGCTTGCCCTCAAAAACGACAAAACCGCACATTTCGTGCGGCTCGCAGGATTGGGCGTAAGAAACGATTTGATCTTTTAATTTTTGTAACATAAGGCTTTACACTCATTCTTTACTAATGTATCATCTCGCTATACATAAGGTAGAGATGACAATGATTATTTCATTCAAACATAAAGGCTTGCAGGCATTTTTTGAAACTGGATCAACGGCAGGTATTCAACCTAAGCACGCACAAAAGCTCCATTTATTGCTTACTACCCTGAATATGGTTAGTGATGTTGCTGAAATGGATATGCCTGGTTGGAACTTGCATCCGCTGAAAGGGGATTTAAGCGGACATTGGTCCGTTAAAGTCAATGCCAACTGGCGTTTAACCTTTAAATTTGAAAACGGCGATGCTGAAATTGTCAATTATCAAGATTACCACTAAGGAGTAAGCAATGAGAATGTTCAACCCAGCCCACCCCGGTGAAGTATTAAGAGATATTATTTCTGAATTTAAAATCAACGAGGTTGCCGATAAACTTGGTGTAACACGCGTTACACTTTCCCGAATTTTAAATGCCAAAACGAGCGTTACCCCTGAAATGGCAGTGCGTCTTAGTAAACTTTTGCCAAATACTTCACCGAACTTATGGCTAAATATGCAAGCTCAATATGACTTATGGCATTTAGAGCAAGATAAACAATTTGATGTTCAACCGTTATATGCGAACAATCCAATGGATAAACGCCTTTAACTCACCTTATTAATACTCGGGAAACCGCCAAAATTCAGGGTATTATTCCGCATTTTGCAGCCGGTTAAACAACGGCTGCATTTGTCCTTTTTCGGGTCACCGGTCGGCATATCCTTTTCATCCGCCACCGGCGCACCGTTATAACCGCACTCACTGGAACGATAAATCCACGCGCAGGTGTCTGCCATCATCATTCTCGCCGGCAGATAAGCATTGTCGGTTTCGGTCGGCAACGCTAGCGTAAAGGTAGCAACATCCTGTTTTAAACTGCTTAACTGTTCAATGATATAAAGGCTGACCAGTTCTTGTGTTGGATCCGCCTGCGGATTGCCCTCACGAAAATTGACGGCATCAAGATAGTGCAGATAGACTTGTCGTCGCCGCACCACTGCCCCTACCGCTTCATTAAAATCTACGGCAATGCCGGTGATTAACCCTAACAGATTGGAAACAGTTAAGGTCGGGCGATTGCTCGGTCCATTGCCGTTTAACTCAAAACCGCCGGCTTTGATCGGATAGGCCTTATAAGTTTGCCCTTGCCACACAATGTCTTGATAACGTTCATTTGTGCCGGCATAAAAGCGATAAATCTCGCCTTGTTCACCTTGTCGGTTCTGCAAACTGCGCATATCCACTTCGTACAGCTCAATCAAGGCATTTTGTTCAATTTTGCTTAATTCCAGCTTAAATGCATTGCTCATTGTTTGTGGCATTATGGCACTTCCTCAAATTCACAACTAAATTCACTATAGGTTTGGTTCATTTCAATGCGCCACTGACCGCACACCACTTTTTTACGACTTTTTGTGAACGGGTCATTAAAATAAAAAGGCTCAACGCCACCGTGTTGAGCCAAGAACGCATCCACTGCCAAACGTTCCTTGTTTTTCACTTTTACCGTAACCGGATAACGCCGCAGCAAGCTATTTATGCCAACTTTGGCACGCTGAGCATAACCATCGCCAAACTGCACCACATTGCGGCGTGGTTCATTTTCAATTGTGAGCTTTGGCCGCACACACCATTTAAACGTTTCCATTAGGCAAAGGCTCCTCCGGCTCTAAAATTGGTTTGTAACATACTGCTTGCCTCCTGTTTAGCAATTTTTCGCATTAACTCCACCGTTACTTGCAACTGTTCGCCTTGCTGTTTTTGCGTCACTTTGGCATCCACCGGCTCCCCGTTGTTGATCACTTTGATACTGACATTGGCATTTTGTGTTTTGGCTTTCACCATTGGCACTTTCGGCACGGCAACACCGCCACCGTTGGCAAAGCCTCGTCGGGTACCGTAGTTTAAGAAGTTAAGGTAATCAACACCCAATCTTGATGTCGCTTCTTTAGTAATAACATATTCGCCTTTGTGAACGATACCCGCAGGCGTATATTTACCGCCTAAACCGGTGAAGCCACCGTTATCAAAACCGACTAAACCCCCTTGGGAAAAGCCCAACAATTTCCCAAAAGACGTGCCACCAAAAGCGGACTCAAGCGCCTTGAACACCATCATTTTCATAATCATTGCGCTAATATCTTTGATGATCGACTGTGCTAAATCATTAAAATTTGCTTTCCCTGTCAATACAAAATCGGTTAACACATCTGACATTCCGCCAAGGGCATTTTGTGTAATCTGTGAAACATTCGCCATCACATTATTGGCAGCCTCCCCAAATTTCACGATGCCATCCTGCAAACCGAGCAACGGATTAGACTGTGCTAATGCTTTTTGTCTTTCAATTTCCGCTCTACGCGCTTTTAGCTTGATAATTTCCGCATCTAATTGTGCAGCATTCTCTTTTGACATCCCGATTTTAAGGCGTGCGGCTTCCAGATCTAATTGATGGTTATACTGAATTAAATCCTGCTCTTTACGTGTTTTTCCCAACAGACTTAATTCAAACTCCATTGCATCAAGCTGTTTGTTGTTATTGATACCGAACTGAGCAATCGCTTTTTTCTGCGTTTCGCTATCAATTTGACGCGCCATTTCTTTCAGTTTCGCAACACCTTCCACACCATAGGCCGCATATTTTTCCGCATTGGCAGTGATGTCTTGTTGTAGTTTACTAAACTCTTGGTACTGGCTTGGTTCACCGAACAGCTTAATATCATTCGTATCAGCCCTTAGCTGCGCAATGCGGTTTTGCATTTCGGTCAGCTGATCGGTGTATTGTTTGGTATAGTCTGTTTTCGTACCTTTTGCTTTTACTTTCAGCTCTTTTTCAAGTGTTTGCGTTTCTTGATCGCTACTGAATAATTGACCAATTTCCTTGCCCATAGCCAGCATTGTTTTAAGCTGCTCTGCGGAAAGGTTTATCGCTTTTGCTGCACTTTCAGCCGCTGCCACATCCCCTCTTGCAATTGCATTTAAGACTTCTGAGTATTTAGCCCCTTTTTCACCAAGCACATCATAAAGCCCTGCCAAAACAAATGAGGCTTTGGCGTGCCCTTGATTTTTGAGCCTTAATACCTCTAATTTTGTTCTTAGATCATCTGATTTTTTAGTCAGTGCTTCTTGTGCTTTTTTTAAGTCTAACACAGCTTGTTCCGCTGTTTTTGTTTCCTTGGTCGTGTTTTTGAGTTTGTTCGGCAACTCCGCAAGAGCCTCGTTAATGAGCTTGCTATCTACTCCCATCAATTTCAGTTTGCGTGCAAAATCTTCCGTACTTTTCCCGCTTTGTAGAAATAACACACCTAATTGAATAACTTGATTTTTTAACACGGAAAAATCAATATCCTGATTTTCTTTGATCTGTTGTAACTTATCTCTAAGCAAGTCCAAATCTTTCTTGCTTTTCTCTGATAATTCCAAACCAAACTGCCAATGCGTTGTCTGAATTTCTGAAATTTCCGCCTCTACACTCGTAATCTGTTTTTCATAATTCTCAAGATCTTTTAGCTGATCTGCAATTTTTAGCGATAAGGCACTGGCACTTAAGCCATCATAGCTTTCTCTTAATCTTTCATTCGCACTTGCGGTATCCAATGCTTTTTGCTGTGCTTCTTTTGCCTGCATTGAGAAATAAAACAAGGCACTTCCTGCCAACATTGCGGCACCGGTTGGTCCGCCCAGTAAACCCAATGCGCCTTTTAATACACCACTCGCTTTAGTAACTAAGCTATTTGCGACAGAAAGCTCTCGTTTCGCCTGTGCCTCTTGTTTTGCCAATGCAATAATCTGTTGCGATTGCACTTTCATTTGCTCACGCAAGGCAAATTGTGTACGTTCGCTTTGCGCTGCCTTATATTGCTCCGCCAATACCGCTTGCATTGTTTGCATTTCCAAGCGTTTCGCTCTAATACTGTCATAGGTCGCTTTTACTGAACTATAATGTTCACGCGTATTTTTAGCGGTATTATAGGCACTTACCAACATTCCATTAGCATACCGCCCAATATAAGCAACAGCACCGGCAGCAACAAAAGCACCGGTGATTTTAATTAAGCTATCAAGATTATTCGCCGCAAAATCAATACTTTTTGCAAACATTCCAGTAATTCCATTGGCTTTATCCAGCTCGCCAATGGTTTTTACCATATGTGTTTCTAAATTCGTGAATGCCTGAGAAACTGTAATAACACGCTTCTCAAAATCACTATCTACAGAATCTTTCGCTTTTTTTAATGCTTCAATCACTTTTGGAATCGACAACTCTCCAGCTTTTCCCATTGCTTTCAATTCTGCAGTAGTAATCCCTAAGCCTTTTGCAATTGCGTCAGCAAGCCCCGGCGTTTGTTCCATTACGGAATTGAGTTCCTCTCCCCTCAATTCACCACTTGCCATTGCCTGCCCAAATTGCATTAATGCAGCTTCAGCAGATGCCGCACTTGCACCAGACATCGCCACCGCTTTAGAAACGGTTTCTGTGAGTGATGCCACATCCGCTTGTGATAAGCCGAGCTGTTTAGCGTTTTTTGCGAAACGTTGGTAAACTTCAGAAGTAGCATTTAGGCTTTGATTAGTTTTTAGGGCAATATCGAAAACAGACTCTGTCGCCGCTACCATTTGAATAGTGCTTTCTGTGACTAACCGCATACGGTTTTGTAGTTCAGTGTAGCTGTCAGCGTATTGTAATGTTTTGGAAGCGGCAGAAGATAAATGACTTGCTGCAAAACTGCCAATGCTAGCCAAAAAATGTCGACTTGTTGTCTTATTAATTGAAATTGCTGCTCGCTCTATATTATTTAAATATTTTGCTGTACGTTCAGAGAATTGTTTAGCACTATTTTTAGCTCTATCTAAATCTGTTTCAAATGATTTGATAAATTTTCTTGCTTGGTGAGAAGACTTATCCAGCCCTTGTTGAAACTCAGCTGTTTCTAAACTCAAATTAATATTTAACTTACCTAATGACATAATGCCCCCAATAAAAAACCCGCATTAAGCGGGTTCTTATACAATTTATACAATCAAAAGCCTTATTTAATAATAATATATTTTACAGGTTTCTTTGCTTTTCTCTGCTTTTCCAAGTTCTTATAACGTTTATCTACCTCAATAAACATCATCACTAAACGCACTAAAAAAATCGTGAAAAATATGCCAAGAAAGATAAGGATATAAATAAAGTCAACAGCAAAAAGTAGAAAGATGATCCCAAATATACTAACCATAAAAAAGAAAACGTTGGCACAAAATTTAATGAAATCAATCATATTTCCACCCTATCTTTATTAAATTTAGCAGTAATCAGTTTATCTACCAAATAATTTATTCCATTTCTCCTCACGGGATAAATGTAGATCTTGAATAATCCTGAAACACCATATCAATCTATTTCAGCAAAGAAAATGCTTATCTTATCTACCTACCCCAACATGCAACTCAGCTCCACAAGCGTTCGCATAACGTTGCAATGTTATAAAAGACGCACGGCTAGCATTTTTCTCTAATTTACTGACTGCTGGCTGGCTTACCCCCATTCTCATTGCAACTTCTGATACAGTCAACCCAGCTTTTTGTCGTAACTCTACAAGTAAAGCTTGTAACTCTTCAATACGTTTCTCTTGAATATAAAGTGCCTTGGTTTCTTTGTTTTTTAACAAAGTCTCTTTTACAGTTTTATAACTAACGGCTTGTACTTTCATCTGTCATTTCTCCCAATCGTTTAAAAGCGAGTTCAATCTCTGCTGCTGGTGTTTTTTGTGATTTTTTCACAAAAGTACGCAAAATATAAATTTTCTTCCCCACAGCAAAAGCGAAAAATGTCCTTGATATATCTTTACTTCCTGCTCGCAACTCAAATAAACCATCTTTAATTATGCGAGTATGCGGATAACGCAATTGATTTCCTTTTTCCTCAAGTTTATCAAGTGCATTCAACGCCTTAGCCTGCATTATTGGCGATAACGCTTTAATCTCCTCCATCGCTTCAGGGTGAAAAAGTAACTCAAACATAAAAATATTCATAACCTTTAATTTATAATTTGTACTATAGCATAGCCGACAATCATAACTCAAGAGTTATATATGATATTTTTATCAGATTATGTGCCGTAAAACTCCGTCCTTCAGGGCGGAGATATAAGGCACAAACGGCGTAAGCCGTTTCAAACCTAACTAATCAGGTGTTTGTTGTTGCTTAATGTATTGGCGAATAATGGAAATTGGAGCGCCACCACAACTCCCTGCAAAATAAGACGGAGACCAAAGCTGATTACCCCAAAGTTTTTTGCGGATGTTCGAGTAGTTTTTCTTCCTAATCATTCGGCTTGATACACCTTTTAAACTGTTTACAAGTGTAGATACAGCCACTTTCGGTGGATATTCCACAAGTAAATGAACGTGATCGTCTTCACCGTCAAATTCAACTCATTTTGCTTTAAAATCATTGCAGACGCTTTCAAAAATCAATTTGAGTTCGTCTAAAATAGCTTTCGTAAAAACATCACGGCGATATTTTGTTACAAAGACTAAGTGAACATGCATATTAAAAACGCAATGTCTACCGTGCCTAATTTCTGTTTCTTTTTGCATAGACCAAGTGTAAAATGTTGAAAACTTACATTCTAAACCTTGTCAATGCAACTACGTAAAGCCTTTAAATTCGAGATAATGCCAAACGGCAACCAAATCCGCAGAATTAAACAGTTCTGTGGTTGCTCTCGTTTTGTGTTCAATCGGGCATTGGCTTGGCAAAATGAACAATACAAGCAAGATAACAGCTTTAAGTTCAGTTACACTAAAATCGCCAACTTGCTTCCACAATGGAA